ACCTTTAGAACCATCAGAACCTGGTGCTCCTTTTTGACCACTTCCTGTCGATCCTTTTTGACCTTTAGAACCATCAGAACCTGGTGCTCCTTTTTCACCAGTTCCTGTGTTTCCTTTATCACCTGTGTTTCCTTTTGAACCTGTGCTTCCTTTTGAACCTGTGCTTCCTTTGTCACCATCTTCACCTGGTTCTCCTTTTTGACCCTTTTGTCCTTTTATACCAGTTCCATCGTTTCCGTCTTGACCTTTTTGTCCTTTCTGTCCTTTATCACCCTTTGATCCCTCTATACCATCTTGACCTTTTTGTCCCTTCTGTCCTTTTTCACCCTTTTCACCTTTTTGTCCATCTTGACCCTTTTGACCTTTTTCTCCTTTAATACCAGAATCACTAGGATTAGCCCACTGTGGTGCTGAAGCACTACCCTGACTGACTATGATTTGACCTGATGTTCCGTAATTTGCTCCAGATAGTCCTATTTGTCCAGAACTTCCTATGCGAAATCTTTCTGCTACTGAACCTTGACCACCAGTTTCAAATTTAAGACCATTACTTGCCTGAACAATTCTACAGTCACGATCCTCTGTACCTGAAGTCGCAAAATCAATAAATGCTCCATTTTCTCTAGTTAATTCAATTGAACCAGTAGAAGTTAATACAACATTATTATTAGCATCAGATAATGCCCTTATAGATCCTGTAACATCTAACTGAGTGGTTGGCGAATTATTATTAATGCCAACTTTTCCTGCTTGAATTCTTATTGTCTCAGTTCCACCAGCGGTAAAACCTAACTGATTACCTGCTGGATGATTGAAGAAAGTATCAGTATCATTCTCCATGATAAGTCGAGCATCATTATTAACGGTGTTTACATCAAAAGTAAACATCAAAGTATCATTATCACTTTCAAAGAATCTTATCAACGCATCTGCATAAAGATCAAGATTAGAACCACTACCATTTATTTTACTAATTTTGGTTGCGGTTGTATCTAAAAATAAATCATTACTAATTACAACATCATTTGTGAACGTTGCTAATCCGACATTATTAATGCGAAATCTCTCTGTCCCCTCAGTTGTAACTTTGAAGTGACCATTTGATCCTGTATCAACTACTTCTGCCTCTGTATTTCCTTCAAATATTTTATCTGGAGTTCCTGTACCTGTTCCTTGCTGTCCTTTTTCACCTTTTTCTCCCTTTTCTCCCTTTTGTCCTTTCTCACCCTTTTCTCCTTTCTGTCCTTTTTCACCCTTATCACCTTTCGTGCCTTTTATACTATTTCCATCATTACCCTTTTCACCTTTTTCACCCTTATCTCCAGTATCTCCTTTCTGACCTTTTTCACCCTTGCTTCCTCCTATACCAGACTCTCCTTTTTGTCCCTTTTCACCTTTATCACCTTTTTCACCCTTATCACCTTTTTGACCTTTATCACCTTTATCACCTTTAGTTCCAGTGCCATCCGTTCCAGATATACCTTTCTGTCCTTTTTCACCTTTAGTTGAATTATCATCACCTTTTTGACCTATCTCTCCTTTATCACCTTTATTACCTTTTGCCTCAACATCACCTTTTTCTCCTTTTTGTCCTTTTTGTCCTGGTGATCCAGTTAATCCAACATCTCCTTTATCTCCTTTAGAACCTTGCTCTCCCTTTGCACCAGGATCTGGTACTCTATTCCATGCATATCCATTCCATCTCCATGTAACATTAGAAACAGAGAAGAGATCACCAACTGAAGGATTGTTAGGAAAATTTACTGCCATATTATGATGGTATCGTCGGCCAAGTTGGATTTTGAGGGTCAGATTCTGTTGCTGGCAAATCCCTTAAGTTTTGTCGATAAGTTTTCCACTCATTCTTTTTTGCATCAGACAAAGGAGAATCAGTAAATTGAGTCCAGTCACTTTCTCTCAACAAAATACCTCTCATTTTGCGAAGAGCACTAATATAATCAGTTCCATATCTTTCTTTAATTGAGGAATAATCAGTGGAATAATCAGTTTCCATTATTATAACTTTTTTTTGTATTTATATCATAATAAAATATTCGATTGACCAACATCATTACTAGCCAACCAACCAGTTGCTATATATTTTGCCTCATATGGTGGATTACCTCGATGTAGGTGAGTAAAAGAACCAGGAAAAATTAATACTCTACCTGCTTTTGGAATTATTTTTTGTTTTTGATATAAAAATTCTGTCTCTCCACCTTCTTCTACATCATTAAAATATACAGACCAAACTAAAGTTCTACTAGCACAGGCAATATTATTTGTTTCTGAGTGCCATCCATGATATCCTTCAGTTGGCATTGTTTTTTGTAATAAACAAGTAGTACTATGAAAATTAAAATTCTTTAAAAACGGATACCAATCAAGATATTGTTCTAAACAAACTCTAACTCCACATAATATATGGTTTGCTACAGATGGATTGAATGCTGCAATATCTATTTGAGAGTCTTGGACATAAGTGTGATTTCTCGGAACAATCTGAACTGATTCATCTAAAGTCTTTATTATCAAATTACAAAAATCATCTAATATGACATTATCCCATACTCCAATAAAATCTTCATGAGAAGAGAGTTCAGGAACATTAATTGTTGGATCAAACATATTATTGTTTACAACTATTATAGCATATTTTTATGATTTGTAAACTACTAATCTTTTGTACATAATATCATATCAAGATATTTAACTCTCAAGTCGAGTGTATCAGAAAAAGCATAAGAACCATCACCATGAGTGTGTGATGTTCCAGAAAAAGAATAAGATCCAGCACCGTGAGTGTGTCCACCACCCCCACCTGTATTAGAAGTCTTACCTCTATTCGCTACAGAGTTGGAAGCAACGATGTTATATGATTCATATATATCACTTGCACCAGTACCACTACCTGGATAGTTATTAGAACTTAAATTTGAATTATTTCTTTGTTCTCCATGATTACCCGATCTAAATGTTCTGTGAAAGTGAGATGGAATTTGATTTGATGATAATGTAGTGCTACCACTAGTACCACTAATAGAACCACCAGCAGTTTTGCTACCACTAGTACCAGTAACATTCCCTGATATAGTATGGTTTTTAAAGACATCTGAAAAATCTTCATTACCAGAAGCACTACCACCACCATTATCATTTACAACTCGCAGTGCTCTTTCATTAAAACTACTGCCTTGTGATTGTGTCCATCCCGTAGGTGCAGATGAATTATAAAATAACATTCTTGATCCACTTGGTACGTCTGTAGCACCTGGTCCTGGTGGTCCTGTCGGTCCTGTTGGTCCTGTTGGTCCTGTTGAACCTGTGCTTCCTTTATCTCCATCAGAACCTGTGTCACCTGTACTTCCTTTGGAACCCACTTCACCCTTTTGACCCTTTTGACCCTTTTCACCTTTGTCACCAGTGCCTCCTGTAGGTCCACTTGAAGCGATAAGTTGATAAAATGGATCACGAATATAAAGTGAATTTGAACCCATACCAGTCCAATTTAAAACAACAATAGATGCCCATAATGCTGTTGATGTTGGTGTGTAGGTAAAGTCAGTTGTCTGCCAGTCAGTGGTTATTGCAGTGTTTTCCTTCCAAGTACCTACTCTTCTAGTATCTTCCTGTGCAAGACTATTTGTTGCACTATTTGATATTACGAGTTTACCATCAGGAAGTGCAGAATCATATTCATAAAGCCTAACATAAAATCCACTACTACTTGCTCCAGAAGCTTTAAATTTTATTGATAGTTTATGAGATTCACCAGATGCTAAATTAACACGAAACGCTGGAAAAGATGCTCCAATAGTGTTATCACTAGAGGATTGTAATTCTAATGCTAATTCAGACGCATTGTATGAAATTGTATCTTGGTTTTGATTACTGTAAGCAGCGATAGCACCGTAAGGATCGTCAATTTTTCCTGTCTCTCCTTTTTGCCCTTTATCACCTTTTTGTCCTTTATCACCTTTATCACCTTTATCACCTTTTGATCCATCTACACCTGACTGACCTTTTTGACCCTTATCTCCTTTTTCTCCTTTATCTCCTTGAGCACCAGTTAAACCAGTTTCACCCTTTTGACCTTTATCACCTTTTTCACCTTTTTGTCCTTTTGTTGAATTATCTTCTCCCTTTTGTCCTTTTTGTCCACTTTCTCCTTTTTGACCCTTTTCACCCTTTTCTCCTTTCTGTCCTTTTTGTCCTTGATCACCTTTTGTTCCTTTGACACCAGGACTTGCAGGTAATTTCCAAGCTTCACCATTCCAAGTGAA